CAGGAACGAATCAGGACGCTCCAGCAACTTCTCGTACCACTTGGGTCTCTCGGTCAGGGAAAACGCCAGATGCGAAATCACGAAACCGATTTCCAAGGTGTATGGATCAAGGTTGTCATAGGGAACACCACCACAGAGCTGAGCTTGCATGATGCCCGCCATGCGCTCCTCATTCACGTTGAGGATCTTGGTGGTGAACGTCCCCTCCCAGAGCTTGCCACGCTCATCGCTCCAACTGAATTGGAACGTGTAGGGAGTTTTGCTCCTCGGATCGTTGGCTGCCTCTTTGTCCTTTTTCTCATCATCCTCATCGGGAGTGGCCTTGGTCGCCACATCCTCTTTCATTTTTTCGATGTTGGGTTTGAGATGAGCTGGCTCCAGTCGAGATTTCAGAGCCTCGGGATCTAGTTTTCTCTGGTCTGTGTTTGCCATGGGTCGCTCCCTTGGTTTGAGTTGGGAGCATACTGGCAGAATCTTTTGGAATGGTCACGGGCCGAAAAAAAGGGCCGTGTGGCGAGCACGGCCCTTGGTATGCCTTTCACTCCAACGGGAGGATTGGCGGTTGGCTAGATTTCGCTTTCGTCCTTCACGCGGATTGCGTTGAACGTCACATCCTGGCCCACCACTCCTCGGGCATCCAGGGTCCAATTGTGAGATTGGATTTTCACCTGTTCCAGAGTCGCAAAGAGCTTCCCGGTCTTGGTGTCCTCAATGGTGGCAGTCAGCTCACCCGTGATGAGGATGTTGGACAAATGCTCCTCGGTGTTGGCTCCGTTCTGTGGGAACCACCCTTGGGATTTCAGGGTCTCACCGATGATCCGGAACATGGAGGCAGTGAACGTCACCCGGTAGCCGGTTGGGACGTACTCCTCCACCTCGATATTGTCCATGACCTCGATTGGCTCGTAGGTTATCTCCTCGGAAACATTGACGTTTCTCGCATACCCGACTTTGACACCGTTGATGCTGAAACGCGCCCGAGCGCCTGTAAACAGTCTGCCTTTTTCTGCCATGACTACGCTCCCGTTGGTTGCGCTTTCAAACTTTCAACCACTTAGACCCCATTTGTTAAGCTGCGCTCTGACGAATGGTGACCAAGTGGATTGTATTCTTTACGAAATTGATAGGAATGACTGGAGCCACTTCCACGGACACCTCCATGACATCCACGATCAACTCAATGTCGAGTGACCGATAGGCTGTCAGGATCGTCGCATCAACGAGGAGCCCGAGCGTGTTGATGGCAACGCTCTTGCCCGCGTTGATGGTGCCCGAGAATCCCTTGCGACCAACGGCATACTCCATGTTGGTCCGGAATTGGAATGTGCTGTACTTCCACGCCTCAGCCACACTCGCCTCAGTGTAGGCAATGTTGGAGCTTTGCAGGAACGTGGTGATATTGCGCACCCATCGGCGTCCAACACCTTCCACGTTCTCCAAAAACATCAACCCAGCCTGGACCATCTCCTCAGCATCATCCGTGGGATTCCACGTGTTGTGCTGCCGGTAGCTCAGCACGTTGGCATACTTGAACGTGAGCGAGGTCCCCACTGGAGAGCCCGCTTGCATTCCTGCCACGATGGCCGCTTGGAATTGCGGTCCAAACTCTTGCCGCTCACCGGCCGTGTTGAACCGCTCAATGGCTTGGGCACACGCTCTGAGATGGAACGTGTTGAGGTCCACGATGCGAGATTTCACCGTGTCTTTGTTCACCACGTCACCTGTGATGGTGTCCGCGATTCCCACAACACCGTCTCGCTCGCTTCTCCCGATGCCACTCATGTAGGCACAGTGAGCATCCAACTGCGCCTGGACAGCCGGGTCCGCAGTCAACACCACCACGGTATTGATGCGCGTTTTCTTGAGCAGGTTGAGAGCCTTCACCCAATCATCAAAGACCGGGGTGCCTTCCAAACCGTTGGCCAAGAAAACGGGAGCCACCGTGTTGTCCAGGGCTCCACCACTTGCTCCAGATGCGTACTCAGCCGAAACGAGCACGCTGTTCTGGTTGATCCAATACTTCGCTGCCCAGAGGTCCGCATAGAATGACGGATTGGCTGGGTCGAGAATGTCCACGTCCGCGGGCATGACATCCAGGTCAGCCAACGGGAACGTCAGCATGGAGGTCACCAGATCGAGCACGAAACCACCAACGGTAGCGATGTGCCGGCCGTTGAAATAGTCCGATGCCTTTTGGAGAGTGGTCTGGGTGAGCGGGCTCGCCTTTGCAGCCTCGGCCGAGACCGTGATGGTGCGAGCCGCCGCAACATCCCCGAGCACGATGCCCGTGATGCCGGAGAACAAACCGGACCCCGTTTCCGGAGTGGTCCCGCCCGCAACCGTGATGGTGATCTTTTCGAGTTGAACGGCACCAGACGAATCGGTGCCAATGACGATGATGTCCGTGTCCGCAGCAACAGCCGCGTCCGGAGCCATCGTGATTTCGCTGCCTGACACGTACATGGCAACGCCTTTGACGATACCCTTCACTTGGTCCGTGCCGGCCGCTGCAACGAGAATGGCCGCGCCACCCCCCTTGGGTTGTACCGTGACCGTTCCGGCCGTGGTGCCGATCACCTTCACACCGAGCACGTCTCCAGCCGCCCAAATTTGGGAGCCCTCTTGAGCCGTGGTTCCGTTGAGGGTGAACAGCTCCCTCTTGGGTGCGCCTGTTCCGTCGAGTCCGTAGACCGTCACTTGCATCCCGATGTCAGCCGCGTTGCTGCTAACAACCTCAACCTCACCTGGAGCTGCGAGTCCGGTCCCAATGTCCCCGTCCAAACCAGCCACGTCCCGGGTTGCATCACACTTGATGCTCCCACCCGTGATCACTTGACCACGCATGGTGTCCCAACCGTTGGTGGGCTTCTCGTAGGAGAGCTTGAACAGCTCGTCCCCGCCGATGTCATCCCCACTCTCGGTTTGGTCCTCAAAGATGATCGTGATGAGCTTGCCCTTGTTGGTCCCCGTCTGGACATCCACGTTGATCTGACTGGTGAACGCACCATAGTCCCGAGATGTGAGGTCCAGAGCATCGCCCTGTGGATTTGTGAGCGTGGCAACCGATTGGGTGGCAGGATTGATTTTCATCGCCACCACTTCTTGAGCACCACCCTGCACAGCCGGATCAGTGGACGGGGCAAACAGCATGTCCCCGACTTCTCGGAGATCACCACTGCGAAACGTCTCCCTCACTTTTTCCGGTTTGGTGAACCGGAGAAAATCCTTGGGCTCCTCGATAGCCGAGACGGGTTTTCCGCCCTCAGCCGTGCCGAGCACCGCAACGATGCCCGCGGCACCTAGCCCAACTTGCTCCAAGCCGGACGCATCCACCTCGGAGTACGAGCCCGGAACACTGATCACTCTGCCGTTGAAAAAAATGGTAGTGGCTGCCATTGCTCAACTCCTCACTTGACGGGTCGGGCCAAGAATTTCTCAAACTCAGCTCGCCACTCTGGTACGGAGCGTGGCCCGAGTTTTTCTTTTTTGGCGTGGTAAACGAAACCAGCCATCTGGTCCGGCTTGCGTCCGGACACATTCACAAAGACCCTGAGAGGCACACTCTGGGCCGGAGGCTTTTTCTCCTCGGCCGGAGCTGCGCTCTTGGTCTCGGTGGGCTTGGCTGATTCCAGGGTTTTTGCTGGCTCGGGAGTGAATGGGGTGTCCTCAGCTACAGATTTTTCCTCTGAGGATTCCAGGTTTTTGTCATCGTCTCCAAATCTACGCTTGGCCATCTTCGCCTCCCGTACCGTAGGCTTTTACAAGGGTTTTCACCCCGCCAACATCGCTAGGACTGCCGGTTTTGTCAACGTGTATTCCAGCCACCTTGAACGCCTTGGTCAGCTTGGACTGAAAATCGGTTCTCTGGAATTCTCGTTGACAGGCAAACGTGAGCTGCCTCACGAACAGATGCTCTGGAATGTACCGAGGGTCTGGGGCCAAATCCCCGCCCATCAAATGCATCTCAAACAGCCCCTCATCGGAGAGCATTTTGAATGCTGCAATGTAGATGCTCTTGGCTGCCTCATACATATACTGAGTCACGTCCGGGTGCTCCGAGTAGCAGAGCACGTGATAGGTGTGCTGCCACACAGAGCTAAGCTCGTCCGCTCCGAAATCGGGATCGTCCTCATCGGTGATTTGGCCAGCCACGTCACCAATGAAATTCTCGGCCTCTCTCTCATCGGCCAACACGATTGAGTAGACCGGGATGGGAGTGTCTGACCGAGCATAGTTGTGAACGATGCCCGGAGTCTTTTGACGAAAGAATGTGTGGATGGCCTCCACCTCGGTTTGCTCCAACGAGTAGAGGTCACCAAACAGATCGTCTATCAGCTCGGGTTGAGTTTTGAATTGCTCCAGTCCGAGTTGGAGCGCCTTGTAGAGAAATCGTTGGATCATTTCAGACCCTCAACATATTGCGCAATGGCCCCAGGAGCAACACGCGCCACGTAGGTTGCCACTTGGTCTCGTAGGTGAGCCCCATCGGTTGCCCCCCGATGCCACTTGGCAGGTTGGCGACGAATCACCCGATCACCACGCCTGAAAATCACACCTCCCCGAGGAGCCCCATCTGGCCCCGTGGCGATGGTGCGAAAGGTCATGTACTGCGATTGGACTTGAGACCGATAGAATTTGGTTTTCTTGACCATCCCCTCATAGATGTTGGTTGCATGTCTCGGGTCCAGCTTGGGGATGTCCATCTTTGACGTGTCGAACCGCCCACCCCATTCGGTGTTGCCGTAGGGGTCCGTCCGTGAGCCCACCAATTTCTTGGCCTCTTTGTAGACATCACGGGCCAGCTCTTTGATGCGCTTGCCTGCCTCAGTCTCTCGGAGTCTTGCAGCCACACGCCCCATCGGCTGACCAACCACTCCAGCCGTCCCGGGTGTTGCATGGCGAAACGGGATCGCCCTGTACTCACCACCATCGGCCGCTGGATGCTTGCCCCTTTCCCCGAGGGGAACCAACGGAACGTTGGGACCGAGCAACGTTTGGTAGAGGTCTTGCTCCTCCATTCCTTCCTCAAGAATCAGAGGGAGCACGCCTACCAGCGCAATCACAGCTTGGCCGGGAGTGTATTCAACTGGCTGTAGGCCAGAGATGTAGTCTTGTCTTGTTGTTTTGAAGGTTCGCCCTGCCAGTTGAATCCACTTATCCCGGGCCGCTTCTGCAATGTCTTGGAGGATTGGTTCTGCGATCCTCTCGTCCATCAAAGCCGCCATCTCTGGCGGTATGATTTTCACAAGGTCCACAATATCGATCACAGCAACCACTCGTATTTCACCACCGCATTGATGGGCATGTCTACGGGCTCACCTTGCGGGGTCAGGGGTTTCGCTTGTTTCTTTTTCACCGGAGTCACCCGGAGCATGTGGGGATGGTTGATCACTCTCCACGTGGGATGGCAAAGGTAGTGTGCAGACAACAGCGTTCCCGTAGCAGGGGCCATACCCGTCTCCCACACCACGTCACCCTCAACCAAATTGAAATGCGTACCCGCAACATAGGTGGTGTCCGTGCTCCTCAACAGGTTCATGGCCGCGGCCGGATACCGGAGAACCAACGGGCTCGCAGCCTCAATGAGCTGAGCATAGGTGACCACCGCGTCCAGGTTGGTCAAACGATCATAGTAGCCGAGCTTGTTCTCAGCTCGGACCGTGCAAGACGCCATGCCCTCCAGCCTTGGCCCCACCGGGTCCCACGGTTGTTTCTCTCCCGTGATGCCCGTCATTATGCCGCGAATCACCGTGGCATCGGTGCCGAGGATTTTCTTTTGGAGGTCCGTGAGCTTGCCCACCGTCTTTTCGTTGATCGTTCCTTCCTCGGGACGAAAGAAAATCCAACCAGCTCCCTCACAGATGGGACAGTTGGGATCGGCTTGCTTGGTCTGATCATTCACGGGAGCGCACGGGCAAAGAGCTGTCCGTGTCCATGCGAGACGATACCCCTTGGTTTCCACCATGAGGGTGAAATCGTCCACACGAAAATCCACACGACGCCCAGCCTCTTTGACTCCGGCCGGGAGCCCAACCACTCCCGCTTTTTTGTTTTTGATGAGTGTGGGCATCAAACCACCGTCAAGCTCACGCCATGGTAGTAGCGTTTGAGAGTGGGCACCCACTCTTTGATCTCTTTGTTGTACTGGACGAGACGGGCACCGTAGCCCGCGTTGGTTGCCGAGCTTGTAGTGTTGTAGCTCTGTGAGAGGCCATCGATTCCCAAGGAAACGCTGGCGATACCCGCGCCCCCCAATAAATCGCCCGCGATATTCAACGGCCCAAAGCTCGCCACCTTCCCAACCAACTCTTTGATGG